ACGGTATACGGCCTTGGCCTTTAATGTCCGCATAGTTTGTGGCTTTAGGGGCCTTGCCCGGAGCAGTTCCGTTACATTTTACAGTGCGCATAATTAATTTCCTCGTTGCTCTCGTTGCGCTTGTATGCGCATAAGTTCTCGTTGGTTTGTTGCTTCAATTCTTTGTTGGTTAGACTGTTCTTGACTAGTCAAGCGTTCGTTAAATTGACGCGAACGTTCTTGCAAAGTTGCCGCTTGGAGGTCTAGCTTGCGCTGGCCTTCGGATATATCGGCGGCAGTGCCTTGTTCTTTTATCTGTAGCTCTTTCTCTTTCAGAGCCAGTAACGGATCTGGACCTTGGCCCTCGCCGCCCATAATGCTCTGGCTCATCTGACGAACTGTCTGCATTTCCTGAGCAATAATCTGTGCAACCAACGTTTCAACGTCAAGCATCTGATCTTCCGTAACCTCTTGACCTTGGTTTTGCTGCAAGAACATCGCTGCGGCTTGCTCACGAGCCTTAAGCTTTACATGTTGTAAAACGTGCTTTTGTAAAGCCATGGCCATTGCCGGCATAGCTTGCACCACGCCAGAAGCCATAAAGGTCAAATGCGCAGTTATATGCGCATCGTGGTCCTGACCTTCAAATGCCTTAAGCTCCACATCATCCATGGCGTCAATATGCTCTTGAGCAGGATCTTTAGGTAACGGCTCATCCGCAGTAGGTGCGTTAAGAATCTTATCTATATCCCGAACGCCCAAAGCTTCGTACATGCGGCGGTAAGCCTCATGCGTGTTGTGAAGCTGTGGAGCCTGCATAGCAAGCTCTAACTGCGATTGCGCAACCGCTATACGCTGTGACTGCGAGAAAACGTTTGGATTAGACACCGGTACTACGTCTACTCGGTCGTCAAAATCTTTCGCCATAATGGCTTGATCACCGCCCTCTACCGAATAAGGGTATTCTTGCGGCAAATCATTGGCAATTACTTGAGTCAAAAGCTTTAGCTCTTGCCGTAACGCATAATGCATGCGTTTGTGTACCGCGCTCATTACACGAGTACCTTGCTCAAGCATGGCTACGGTAGTGCCCACCGGCGCATTTTGATTCCCGTCACCGACTTTTAAGTTAGTAATCGTAGCAAAACGCTGCCCGGCTTCTACTACAAAACCCAGCAAATTAAACAAAGTCTGATCCGGACCCTTAAACGGAAGCGGCATCAAGCTTTCTCGAATAGCACCGCCCGGCGCATCTACGTCCCTAAACTCTCCCGGCTGCAAAGGCTCAGAATCGTCACGTATGCGCATGCCACGGGCCTTAAAGCCCGCCGGTAAGTTAGACAATGTACCCGCGTCTATTAGCTGGCGTAGCGCCGCTGTGGCGGTCCTAGAGAGTCCACCAATAGTATGGATAAGGCCCAAGCCATAGAAACCCAGACCCGGAAGGAACTTATAGTGAACAAAGTACTGGATCTTTTTGTACGATTCGTCGCCTTCAATGTAGTTACGACGAATAGCCAAAACCTTTCCGGTTTCTTCGCTAATAGTGACGATATACGGGATCTTAATACCCGTTTCCTCACCGTCCTCACCCATGTCCTCAAAGCCCGGTAGATCCAGCTCTACGTGGAACTCAAGCAAAGTGCAGTCGTAGTTAACATACGAGGGGTGCACGCCCTGTATGTTGTCTATTTCGTCGTTAAGCTGCGAAGATTCTTCTTGCCCGGGGTTAATCGGAACATCCAAATAGAACCCGTAAACCTGCTTTTTACGCAAATCGTTTGCAGAAATAGGCACTACGTGAGTAATAATCGGAGCCGTCTCCAGATTACTCGTCTCGTAAGGCACAACGAGGTTTTCCGCCGGTACAAAAGAACTTACCGCACGGCCCAAGGTCTCGTCATAGTAAACCTTCTTGAAGGTAGATCCGGCCAAGGGTAAATAAAACAGCATCTGATCGAATTCAGGAGTGTACTCTTCCATCACGTTAGTGATGTAGTAGTTCATAAATTCTTGAACACGACCCGCTTGGGCTTCTTTTTCCTTATCCGGAGCGCCTACAATAGCCGTGCGAACCGGACCTTCTGGAGGCAAAAGCTCATTAAAAGCTTGCGCTTGGAACTGAGTGGCGGATTCCGCCAAAAGTGGGTGAGTTACGCCAGTAGCGCCCCGGAAAGGCAACGTGCGCTCTTCGTACTTAAACCCTAACAGCTCTAAACCCTTGGTATAAGTGTCTTCCCAATCCTGACGAGACGCTTTGTTCGCGTCGTACTGACCAACCAAATCGTTTGAAATACGCCCCAACTCGCCGTCTTCCATGTCCTCAGCAAGATTCCGGTAGAAATCCCCGGCGTCAGTCATGTTGTCCGCCATAGGATCAAAGTCTATGGTGGCTCCACCTTCCTCGTCCAGCTCAATCTCAATGCCATCGGGCATAATGTCCGCAGCAGAAGACATGCCGTTAGGTGTCGCTAAGTCCGCTTCGTCTTGAATAGCCAAAAGCTCCGTATCGTCACTCATGCGATCCATTAAAGAGACTACAGGTTGCGTAGGTTCTGCCATTTCCGTGTCCTGTTTTTAATTTCCGCCGGGGTGACGAGAGTATGTTTTTGCGTTAATGATCCCTCTAGGATCGGTGGTAGTGTCTAGGGTTCTAGGGTCTAACCTAGAAAAGTAAAGATCCGGGCCTTCTTTAGGGCTTTCGGCTCTGCGCTCTTCTCTAGGACGATCCATAATGCGGTCAAGCTGATCCAAGATTTCTTGATCTACCATTCGGGTAAGATCCCGAGTCGTGTTCATAATGCCCGCGTTACGAAAAATTTTGCGGCCAACCGCATTATTCCGCTTGTCCATAGCAATGTCTTCTCGACTGGCGCTATCAAACGTCCGGTCAAACTCCTCGCCCATAACTCCCATGGCGGTAGACGCTTCGCCACCATACTCGTTTCCGTAAAGAGCCGTGCCCAAGGCATGCGCCCTAGCATCTAATAACTCAGAGGAAGCAGGCATGTCCCTGCGATCCGTGGGCCGTGATTCGCGACTAAAGTCTGCTGAACCGGGACGCTCGGGGCTTTCAGGGTAACCGTATTCCCGGATCAACCGCTCCTCAAACGTAGGCCCTTCACCGTAATACTCTTCACGATAAGTGCTGCCCGGGCGACCAGAGAAACGAATCTCGGATGTGTCCGCCATGTACTCGGGCACTTCTCCAAACATCTTGTCTTTTGCGTAACGGGCCAGACCCGAGATGCCGCGGCCCACGGACTGGAAAAAACCGCCGCCTTGGTCGCCCGTGTCTACCGCAGGACCGCCTTCTCTAAATCCGGGAATCTTAGTTGTGTCTACGCCTACTTCCGAAAGAACTTGGCGAGTTGTTTCGGCACCTAAGCCAAAAGAAGCGCCTATTTGGTCTAGGTTTAACCCTTGCGCAAGCCCCTCAGTAATTATTTGATTTGCAGTATTTAAGTCACGGCCATATCCGGGGTTTGTAGTAGGGTCGTACTTCGATGCAAGGTTTTGCTGAACCGAAGCTACCGCCGGCTGTATAAGCTGGCTGCCTAACGCAGTAGGTGAAGAGCTTAAAGACAAGATCCCTGCTCCGGTGGCGTAGGTGGTGGGGTCAATACCGAGGTCCGTTAAAACCTGATTAGTTCTAGCTGGGTCTAGGCCAAAAGAAGCGCCTATTTGGTCCAAGGTCGCCCGGTAGCGGATTCCGGGGTGTAGAAATCGGTTAGGTTGGTAGTGACAGGAGAACCGGTTCCCGCTAAAGGGAAGTTTCCGGCAATTACCGCCTCGTCAACCTCCGCCGCAGTTATCACAGCACCCGGATCTATTAATCCGCTTCCGCCTTGAGATATAACCGGATTGATAGAATTTACTACTTCTTCGGAGGTTAGGCCACCTATAGAATTTGCATAGTCAGAGATACGCTGTCCGGCAATTTCGGTATTAGGGGACCCTAAGTAAATAGCCTGCAAATCTTTTTGGACTTGTGTACGATTATCCGCAATTGGACACGTCTCGTTTATGCCAACAACGCTGCCGTCCGGGCAAACTTTTGTTAAGGGCTCACCGTCACCGTCACCGTCACCGTCACCGTCACCCCCACCAACCAAAGTAGCCGGGTCAACGCAATTACCGCTGGAGTCTTTAACGTATTGAACACCACCGATAACCGGGCAGGCGTTAGGGTCTCCTCCCGTTATCGTAGTTCCAACCTCATCCGGATGGACACACTGCCCCGCCGCGTTTGTGACGTATTGAACCCCGTTTACAATAGGGCACGCCGTTCCGCCTTGGCTGCCAACAACATTACCCGAACCATCGGTTACAAAAGTATCCCCTGTTCCGGGAGTTCCGCCAGTGGTGCCAAGAACCTCGTCTACGGTCTTTACTCCGTCTACCGTAGTAAATAAATCTCCCGTGCTTGTCAGCAAAGTTCCGGTAGTGTTACCCGGAGGAAGACCCGCAGTAACCGCCTGCTGACCGGACAAACCAACTGTCGTGCCACCAAGCCCGCTGCTTTCTATGTTCATCCCTGTTCCGGGGAATAAACTGCTGATGGTCATTTCACCAGATGGCGCGAGGGCCGCGTCCCCCATAACTATACCCGTAGTAGGACGACCTAAAGCATCTACGCCTTTGCTAACAACGGGGACGGGACGGTTCAAAATGCGGTCGTAGAACGTCACGGCCCTCGGGCCTTCCAACTCGTAAGCTCGGCGTTGTTCAATGCTGTAAGGGTCGTAAGGCAGGTACTGACTGAGCTGGGACTCGTTCATCATAGGACGACCAGCTACTTGCACGTCAGCAAGGGTGTACTGATCCGGAAGAGAATAAGTTTGCCCTTCGCCAGAACGGATAGGGGTAAGGTTTACGATTCCCGTGCCGTCGCCTTCGACGCCCGTTTGGCCGGGCGAAAGGGCCTCCCGGGCAATACTTCGATAGTTGGCCTCGTTGGACTTTGACATGGCATTACGGTAAAGATCTTCCGGAACTTGGTTGTCCACCATAAACGAAGAAATGGCCAGCGCGGCAGAATCGGGGTCTTCCGCGTACTCTTCTTTAATCCGATTAATCTCGGCCATTACTTCGTCAAGTGTTAACGCCATGTCTACCTTCCTCAACCATAATACGCGGCCCGGACATGTGCCGGGTCTTCGTCTTGTTCCCAATCGTCAGTAGGCAACTGTACAAAGTTACCTTGACGATAACGCATCAGTGCTTGAGTGGTACTGTCTACCAAGTCGTCGTGTTCCCCGTACGGAAACGCAGCACACTCTTCGATTAATTCTTGTGCCCATTGCTCGTCCGGCACCCAGATCATTCCCGCTTCCAAAAGAGGAGCGATAGAATGCACCCTAGTTACCTTATCATTGCCACGGGACGGCGTAAAGTTTACCACAGGGATTCCCATATTGCGCAACTCTTGTGTCAACGGGGTCCCAGACGCTTTTGCTTCGATTATTACGGTTTCGGGGTCCCAATACTTATACTGCTCCAAAGCCATCGCCTTAAGCTCCGGAAAATCCCAGCGACCCTTCTTAGACTCCAACAAAATCAAATTAGGCTGGGGACCCTCGTCAGGATAGAAAACTCCCCACGTTGTTATCGCACTGTAGTCCGCCGTCTCCCGTTTACTAAACGCAGTATCGTAGCTTTGGATAACATACTCCAAACGAGGAATCTTAGGCTGGTCCCAAACGTTCCACCACTCACGCTTCAAGATTGCGTTCGTGTCGCCCGTAGGCTGCTGCTGGTACTGCGCATTCCACTTACTAGGCGGAATCGACGCCTTTACCGCGATTAGATCGTCCGCAGACCAATATTCGGGCCAAACAGGGTCCCCAGAAGGTAGCTCCATAGGAAACTCAACCAATTCCCACTGGTCCGCCAAAGGATCCTTTGCCATCTGGCGCATCAACTGCCCCGTCAAATCTTTTTCAGACCAACGAGTCATGACCAGAACTATTGCCCCTCCCGGCTGGAGTCGCTGTCTCGGTCCGCCCGTGTACCAGTCCCACGCGTCATCGAATCCAGAGTTCGACATAGCGGTCTGCTCAGAGTGCGGGTCGTCAATAATACATAAATCAGCACCGCGACCAGCGAGGTTACTGCCAACACCAACAGCATAGTACATGCCACCGCGAGAAGTATCCCATCGACCACTAGCCTTAGAGTCCGCCGCCAACTTAGATTCCGGGAAAATTTCCGCATAGTCCTCCCTCTCAATAAGATTCTTAACCTTTCTGCCAAAACCAACCGCAAGCTCCGTGGTGTGCGTAGCCTGAATGATCTTCATCGCAGGGTTCCTTCCGACCATCCATGCAGGAAACAAGAAACTCGCGAATTCGCTCTTGGTATGACGAGGCGGCATGTTGACAATCAAGCGCTTTAGCTTGCCATTGGCCACCGCTTCAAGCTTCTCGGAAATAATCTTGTGGTGCTTTCCCGCAATGAACTCGGGCCACAGGGTTTTGACAAAAGTCAGGAAGCTAGTCTGGCAATGCTCAACACGCTCGAGCTGCGCTAAACGAAGTTCTAGCTTTAAACGGCGCTCATCGGCCTCGTCCAGTGCATCGGGTAGGTTATCTGACATCGTCTATGTCCATTGGATCAAGAAAGAGTGGCGTCCGGGGTCCCACATACGCACCAAGGACGTTGTAATCAATGTATTGCGCAGCTTCTTCGTGGGTCATGCCGGAGTCTACCAAGATATTGACACACTTTTCGAGGTCATAGACTGCAATATCGTCGTCCCCGGCCCGCGAGCCTACGCCAATAAAAGCTTTGTCAAAGCCGTCCGCTAGTAAAAGTTCAGGAAAATCATCCATAAATAGGGGTCCCTTGGTTAGTTTTGCCATTAGTTGGCGAAATTCGCCACTTATTGGTCCATTTGACCATTAGTTTTATACGATTATATATCGATCATCGCATATCAATTATTTCATTTTTATAATTTTTTTTCAAATTATATTTTATGGTCATTGTTTGTCAAAAACCCGCACAAGCACGCGCTCCGGGGGGAGGGGGGACGCCTCGCGATTCGCGCACGCCGGATCTCGCATTTTCTGCGCTTTTAGCCTCGATTGGCGTAGGGATCCTACGCGATTGTCCGCGCTACTGGCGCGCCAGTTCACGCGCCGCGGCCGCGATTACTGCGCGAGCTGTCGCGATCCGGTGCCCGCGATCCGCGATCCAGTGCCCGCGCTCCGCGATCCAGTGACTAAAACACTATATCTAGTAGTTGCGGAAAACGGCCGTTTTTTTTGTCATTCCGGCACCGCTACAGGCCAGTAAATACGCGGCGTGTCCGGTTTTCGCCCTGGGTCTAATTAATTCCCTAGCACAACATCTAGTGTTTCGGAGGCCGCGAGCCGGTGGAAGTTAAAATTTTAACGTACAACTCGACACTGGGCGCCCAGTTCACGAACCGCGGTTCGGTGCCCGCGCTTCAGGCGCCGTACGATACGTTTTAAGACCGGCCGGCCGCGGCCGGCATATATAACGGGTACAAAAAAGGCCTCACTAGGAGGCCTTAATTGCGAGCTGGTAGCGCTTATCTAGCTAGGTGAAGCTTAGATCCGCCAATAGTCAGAACGTAGTCAGAACTATTCGGTAGCGCGCCCAGTGTTACGTTATTAGACTCGATTAGATCGCCATGGCCACAGTCTCGCGCATATTGGATAGCAACGCGGAACGCATCGGCGCCATGGTCTAGCGAATAGTCGCGGTCATAATACCGGCGGCGCTGGCCGGACATGACGACAGAATAACGAACACCTAGTGTATCGGTAGCGCTCTTATAGAATACCGCGATAGCCGATAGCGGGTGATGATAGACCGGCTCACCGTTATCTAATGGAGTGACGATCTCACCATCGGGAACCGCGCGATAGTAGCGTTTCTGCGCGCACGATCGCGGCGGGCATACTGCAAACAATTTGTCGAACTCATCCAGCACGGAATAAAATTGATTATTAGGCATCTTTAGCAATCTCCGCGTCTAATAGGTTTCTAATAGTGGCCGTCACCATGGCGATCAGCAATGGCGCTTGCGAATCTTCGCCTGTTAGCAGGGTTGCGCGTACGTAGGCGTCTAATTCTCGCGCGCTATGGTAGCCGGCAATCAGTGATTGGTCTGTAGGTGGTAGCACGCGATCTAGCGCGCTAATCGGCGCGGCCGGTGCCGCTGTCGATTCTTTAACTAGCCGCTCTAGCTCATCTATTCGATCGCCAAATTCAGTGAGAGTAGATTCAACGTCAATATTTTCTAGATCATCTATCCGGCTTTCGTGCCCTTGCACGTCATCATTATAACTAATGGCGTCATCTAAAATCCGGCTAAAATCGTGCTCGTTAATACGGCTCTCGATTAGTTCATTAATAAGTGACATGGTTCTATTCCTTAAAATGCCGCGCCAATCGCGGGCTTACATGGATTGTATCGGCATATTATGTGAAAAGTAAATAGGCATAAAAAAAGGCCGCACTAGGCGGCCTCAATTGCGAGCTGTTAACACTAGGCCGCTAGAGCAATCCGCTGCCAATCGGCACGCGGTAGATCTAGCACGCGGCCGCCTAATTTCTGCCAATCGTCCACGCTATCGGCATCCACAGAATGCGCCGCCGCGGTGACCGCGTTAACCAGTGTCGCGCGTGATACTGGATTTCCGGCATAACCGGCCTGCCCGATCGTTGCCAGTAAACCGTCTAGCACGCGACTAGTGTCGGCCTTGGTTAACTTTAGAACCGATCCAAGCGCTTCAGTAGCAGATTGCGCCGAACCGGTGACAATATCGCCGGCCGCCGCGCGCATCTTATCCAGCACGTTATCTAATCCCTCGCGCGAACCGTACGCGGAAACAAGATCGCGAACCTTAAGACTAAGCGCATTATTGTCGGCGTCTTTTGCTTCATCGGTTAACAGACCCCATGTATCCGATTCAGCACGCGCGCTAGTGATATGCGAGCTGCGGTGACGATTTTCGGTTTGCATTCCATTTAAGCACGCCAGCGTCCATATCATCTGATAAACGCTAATCGAACCATGACCTACTTCGCTATTCGAGAGGCCTATACCTAACGCCATGGCATCGCCTACCGCGGCACCCTCGCCAGTGTATTGAGTAGACTTCAAGCGCAGGTATAAACGGCGATCGGTAACCGTTCCATTTACCACCTGCCACCCCGCGCTAGACTCCATTAATTGCGGTAATGCCGCGTTCAATAAATGCGCGTTATCGAACGTTTTAAACTTATCCGAAACAAACGCGCGCGCTACTCCATTCCTTTCATCATCCATAAAGCTTCGAATCATCCGCGTGCTAGGTTCGCGCTGCCATATAGC